AAAAATTTTAAATCTTGGCGGTGAAGAAGAAGAGCCAACAGAGATAAAAAAACTTCAAATATCTTTAACAAATCTAGGAAATCTTTATGCGGTTGAATCTTCAACTCTTTATACACAAAAGAGAGGTGGAGTTGGTACAAAGGCTAAGCTCGCGCAGAATGAGTATGTCGTAAATAGTATTAGTGTTAATTCAAATGACAAGATCTTATTCTTTATGACAACCGGTAATTATTACCATTGTAAAGCATCTGATATAACACTTGAGACAAAAACTCCGGTCTGTACTTTAATAGGATTAAAAGACTGGGAAGCAACGCGCGCAATAATAGGATTAAATAAAGAAAATACTAAGGAATATGTTATCTTTATAACACGAAAAGGAATTATCAAAAAATCTCTTCTTTCAGAATATAACACAAATCGTGCAATCGGAATGCGAGCTTTAGCACTTGATGATGGCGATGAATTAGTTGATGTGTTATTTGCTAATGAAGAAAAAATAGGCATAATGACCGAAGATGGTAATTTCTTAATAACAGAAACAAAAGATATTCGTCCAATAGGACGTGTTGCACGTGGAATAAAAGTAATAAAACTTAACGAAGGAGACGTTGTAGCGGCTGCGCGCCTTATATATCCGAATGCAAAAGAAATTATTTCTGTAAGTGGAAATGGATATATAAAATCAACTGATATAAAAGAATTTTCAATACAAGGTAAAAATACAAAAGGAAGTCGCATTCAAAAACTTTATGATAGTGATTGGATGTCAGATTTCTTACCGGTAGATGACTTAAAAGAAATACTGGTAAGCGCCACTAAATCTTGTATAAAATTCAAAAAGAATGAAATACCTATTGTGTCAAAAGGCGCATACGGTACACGCTCTATAAAAATTTCAGAAAAAGATAATATAATTGCTTTAAATTAAAATTTTTAAGAAGTTAAATTTTGACTTTTACTTAAAAATTTTATATAATATATATAGAAGTTAAGGGAAAACACCTTAAAGTGCCATTAACCGAAAAAATAAGATAATGGCAAGAAAAAAATTAAATTTATAGGAGAACAAAATTATGAAGCTGACAGAAAAGTCAAATGAAGTATTCGAGTATGTAAAGGGTAATGGCGGACACGTAAGTGTTGAAGAGATTTGCGCAGCAACAGGTAGAGCTGCTAGGTCAATAAGCGCAAACATCAATGACCTCGTTAAGAAGGGCCTTGCTGAAAGAGAGAAGATAGAGGTTGAGGGAGAAGAGAAGCCTATTACTTATGTTAATCTGACAGAAGAGGGAAAGACTTTTGTTCCTTCTGATGAGGACTAATTTTAAGTTTAACGAACTTAGTACGATAAGTACTAAGTTCGAATTTTAAAAGAACCAAGATATAGAAAGAGAGGTATTTAAATGAGACAGGCAGAAAATAGAGTTAGGATCGAAGGAATTTTATCAGAAACAGATATTAATTATGGTTCTTTTCAGAGAAATGGACAGACTATTGAGTGTATAAGAGGTACAATTAAAGTCCTCGTAACACAGACAATAAATGGAGTTGTTATTGAGAACGAGATACCAGTTCATCTTTTTGCAAATAAGTTTACAAATCAGGGTAAACCAAACCCAGCTTATGATTCTATCGAAAAGATAAAGAATGATTTCGTTTCAATCGCCGCAGCAGGTGGAGAAACTGGAGCAGACAGAGTAAGAATTACTTCTGGAAGAATTCAGATGAACGAATATTATAATGCAGATAAGAAGCTCGTATCTTTCCCAAGAATTTCAACTTCTTTTGTTACAAAGATAAGAAAAGATGAGTGTAAGCCAGAAGCTACTTTTTCAGTAGAAATGGTTATTGCAAATCAGGGATATGAGCTTGATGCTGATGGTGTAATAAAAGAACCTAAGAGATACCATATAAAGGGAATTATACCTGGATATGGTGATAGAGTTGATGTAGTTGACTTTGTATGTTCAAATGAAAATGTTGTAAATGCAGTTTCAAGTTATTGGAACGATAATGATACTGTTAAGGCTAATGGTAGACTTAACTTTAGTTCAACAACAGAAGTAGTTAAGGAAGAGGTTGACTTTGGTGAGCCAATAGAAAGACAGCGTACAATTTCTGTAAGTGATCTTGTTATAACAGGTGGTTCACAGATGCCGCTCGAAGGAGAATTTGCATATAATCTGTCTGAAATTCAGTCAGCTCTTTCTGAAAGAAAGGCAAGACTTGAAGCACAGAAAGATAGTGATATTGCTAAGGCTAGACAGAGAATGGCACCGGCTCCAGCAAACGAAAGCTCAAAAGGTATGTTGGACCTCGGATTCTAAGGAGGTTAACATATGCCTATAGATATCTTAAGTATTAAACCTAGTGTTATTTCTAGAGACTTAAGAGGCAAATATGTTCTTTTATATGGTAAAGCTAAAAGTGGAAAGACAACAGCAGCTTGTTCTTTCCCAAAAGCTTTACTGTGTGCATTTGAACGTGGTTATAATGCAATAGGCGGTGTAATGGCGCAGGACATAGTTCGTTGGTCGGACTTTAAATTAGTTCTTCGCCAATTAGAAAAGCCAGAAGCACGTGAGATGTTCGAAACAATAATAATAGACACTGTCTCTATTGCATGGGACCTTTGCGAGCAGTTTATCTGCGCGCAGAATGGTGTTCAAAAAATTGCTGATATTCCTTGGGGACAAGGATATAGTGCTTGCAAAAAAGAATTTGAATCAAGTCTTAGAAAAATAACCCAGTTGGGATATGGTGTAGTATTAATTTGCCATAATGCTACTCGTATTGAGAAGACTGCAGATGGTAGTGAGTTAGAGGTTATTTCTCCAGAATTACCAAAGCGCGCCGCAGAAATCTGTAATGGAATTGTTGATATTATCGGCTATATTGGAAACGAATATAAGGATGGCGAAAATATGCGCTATCTTTATACGAGAGAAACACCTACATTATTTGCGGGTTCTCGTTTTAAATATTTGGCCCCAAAGATTCCTTTTGGATATAATGAACTTGTTCAGGCTATATCAGAAGCTATTGATAAAGCTGAGAAAATGGACGGCGTAAAAGTGGTTGACCATATGAGTGAAAAGGTCGAGGAAAAGAGGTCTTTTGAATCAGTTCAGGCTGAAGCAAAAGCTTTATGGGAAGAATTAGTTAAAAAAGACCCCGAAAATGCTAAAAAGATTATGAAAAAAGTCGAAATGGTATTTGGTAGACCTATTAAACTTTCAGAGATTATGGAAGACCAGCAGGATTTATTTGAATTAGTAGTTGCTGACATGAAGACTCTTTAATTAATAATAAACTATGAGCAGATATTGTATATATCTGCTCTTTTTAAATTTGCAAATTTTAAGAAATTGTGATATAATATTCTTAGAAGAAAGAAAGAGAGGTAAAATTATGAAGTGTCCTTATTGTGGCCTTGAAATACAAAAAACAGAAAAAAATGTTATTAAAAATGAAATTCAGGGTTTGGGTACTCGTAGTTATTATCATATTAAATGTCATGAATTGGCAAAAACTACACCTAAAAATGAATGGCCAGAGAAGAAAAAACAAGCAAAAGATAAAGCTGGAGAAATACAATTATGGGCAGAAATTATATATGATTATCTTTTAAGGTATCAAAGGATTTCTCCCGATTTTATGTTAATAAAAAGACAGCTAGATAGTTTTGTTAATGGGAAATATGGTTATAAATATAAAGGGGTTTATCTTTCTGTTAAGTATTTTTATGAGATAAGAAATAAATCTAATAATGAAGATAAATCAAATGGCGGCATTGGTATTGTTCCTTATGTTTATGAAGAAGCTAAATATTATTGGGAAGATAAAGCAAGAAAAGATGATAAATTAGTTAATGATATAGAAAAACAAATTAATGAGTTAAGAAATAAAGAAATTAAAAGAGTTCCTTATGCTCAAAAGAAAAAGGAAACAAAAAAGAATTTATCATTATCAGATGTTTTAGGAATGGGGGATGAGTGATGTTATCAGATAAAAGTACAATACGTCAAATATTGGGCGGCCTTATGAAGCATCCTCAGTATTTAGACCAATCAGATAAGTATAATATAAGTGTTTCTGACTTTTCTAATAGATTTGAAAAGATTATATTTACAGCTATATATAATTTAAATAAAAATGGCTTAAAAAATATTCAGATTATTGATATTGAAAATTTTTTGGAAAGTGATAATTTAGCAAAAGATATTTTTGAGAAAAATAACGGAATTGAATTTTTACAAGATCTTGAAGATTTTGTTGAAGAAAGTAATTTTGATTATTATTATAATAAATTAAAGAAAATAAACTTATTGCGCGATTATCAAAAAATGGGGATTAATATAGATGAATTCTATTGTGAAGACCTAACCGCGCCAAAAGCATTTGAAATTAATCAAGAGTTTGAAATATTAAGTGTCTCTGATATAACAGATAGAATTAAAAAGAAATTTTTATTAATTGAAAATAAATATTTAAAAAATGATGTAACTGAAGTAGAGAGCGCCGCCGAAGGATTGGATGAGTTAATACAAAGTTTTTATGAACGAAGTGATGTAGGTTTACCGATCCAAGGTATTTATACAAACGAAATATTAAATGGCGCAAGAAAAGGTACTTTATGTATTAGGTCCGCGGGAAGTGGTACAGGAAAAACAAGGCAAGCTGTAGGTGATGCATGTTATTTAGCTTTTCCTTTAAGGTATAATAGTAAAACTGAATCTTGGGAAAAGATTGGAAATAGTGAGAAGGTTTTATTTATCGCAACAGAGCAAGATTTTAATGAAATTAGAAAAATGATATTAGCATATTTAACTGATATAAATGAAAGTAGATTTAGATATGGTGATTTTTCTAAAAGAGAAGAAAAAATTATTAATCAAGCTATTCAAGTAATGAGAGAATATGAAGATAATTTTTTTATTGTGAGAATGCCGAACCCGACAATAGATTTAGTTAAAAATATTATACGAGAGAATTGTCTAACAAAAAATATAAGTTATGTATTTTATGACTATATATTTATAGGGCCATCATTGTTAAATGAGTTTAAAGGTTTTAATTTAAGAAACGATGAAGTTTTATTGATGTTTGCGACAGCTTTAAAGGATTTAAGTGTTGAGTTAAATATATTTATAATGACTTCAACTCAGGTCAATGCAAATGCAGATGATAATAGAAATATAAGAAATGAAGCGAGTCTTGCAGGAGGGCGCGCGACCATAAATAAAGCTGATTATGGTTTAATAATGGCAAGACCAACAAAAGAAGAATTAGAAGCGATTGAAAAATTGTGTGAAAAATACGGCGCGCCGAATATTGTAACAGATGTATTTAAAGTAAGAAGTGGACAATGGACACAAGTAAGAATTTGGTCTATTGTAGATTTAGGAACTTTAAAGAAAAAGGATATATTTATAACAAATTCTAGATTAGAAGCATTAGATGACTTTACAGCTGATTTTAATTATATAATTCAAGATTTGTTACCGGAAGAAGAAGATAGAGTTAATAATATTATAGAAAGGATAACAAAATGACAAGAGAAGAAATTTTAGGAATTAAAGAAGTATTTAAAGAAGGAATGGGAGTTTATCTTTATGAGATGCAAGGTGAGCCAAATATGTTTGACTTAAAAGGTGAAGTTTTATATGTTGATGATATAGGACAAGTTCATGTTAGATGGGAAAATGGTAGTAGCCTCGCGTTAAATGTAAATTGTGATAGTTATAAATTACTAGAAAGGTAATCCATGGATTATAAAGAGATTATTGATAATTTAAAAATTGAATCGGTAATCGAATTAATGAAAAAACTCGGCGCGGATCGATATATAGAAAAAGAAACTCATATAATTTTTCCAACAATTTGTCATAATACTGATGCGGCAACTGCATCAATGAAACTTTATTTTTATAAAGATACAAAGATGTTTGTTTGTTATACAGAAGATAGTAATATGTCTATATTTAAATTTTTAAAGACTTATTATGAAACAAGACAAATTGAGTACGACTGGTTTGAAGATATATATAATGTTGTGTTAGATTGCGCAAATTTAACAAAAACAGAAGGCTTTGAACCTGCGCGATATGATTCTTTAAAAGAAAGGTATAAAAAGAAAAGACAAACTCCTGGTCTTCCAAACTATCCAAAGAATATTTTAGATATATTTACCAAGTATTATCCTGTTGAATGGTTAAATGATGGTATATCTAAAAAAGCTATGGATAAATATAATATTCGTTTTTCTATAAGTCAAAATAAAATCATAATTCCGCATTATGATGTTGAAAATAATTTAGTAGGAATTCGAGGCCGCGCCCTTAATCAATGGGAAGTTGAAAATGTCGGTAAATATATGCCGGTTCAAGTAGAAGGTAAATGGTATAAGCATCCATTAAGTTTAAATCTTTTTGGATTAAATCAAAATAAAGAAAATATTAAAAAATATGGAGTTTGCTACGTTGGAGAGGCAGAAAAGTTTTGTCTACAATGTGAAAGCTTTAATATGGCTAATGTTTCTGTTGGGGTATGCGGCAGCCAGTTTAATAAATACCAATTAAATCTATTATTAAAATATTGTAACCCAAGAGAAATAATTATATGTTTTGATAAAGAAGAAAAAGAAGGAGAACACAAATATTTCGATAAATTATATGGTATTTGTGAAAAGTATAAAAATTACTGCAACTTTTCTTTTATCTATGATACAAAAAATTTATTAAGGTTAAAAGATTCACCTACCGATAGAGGTGAAGAAATCTTTAAAGAATTGTTAAGAGAGAGAGTAATAGTTAGATGAAGGTTAGATTAGTAAATGAAAATATAACAAAAAACTATGCTGAGGAACTTTTAAAGGCGCGCGGCATAACAGATCCAGGAAAGTTTGTATATCCAACTCCTGATTGTCTTGAGACTTGGAAGAATTTAGATAATGTTACTCAGGGGGTTGAACTTATATTAAACACTTTAGATAGTTCCTTACCATATGCTTTAGTAGTTGACTGTGACGTAGATGGTTTTACTTCTTCAGCTATTTTATATCAGTACATTAAAAAATTAAATCCTAATAAGCAAATAGATTATTATATTCATACCGGAAAGCAGCATGGTCTTGAGGATAAATGGGAAGAAATCGCTCAACATGTATATGCCGCCGTATTAATCCCAGACGCAGGAAGCAACGATAAGCAATATATAGAAAAATTATCTTGCCCCGTTTTAGTGTTAGACCATCATATTGTTGAAAGTGATGATTTCGCGCCAAATATGATTTTAATTAATAATCAAAGTTCTGCTCATTATCTTAATAAGGACATGTCTGGTGCGGGAGTAGTATGGCAATTCTGTCGAGCTATTGATAATAAGTTGGGTTATAATTGTGCAGATGAATTTATTGATTTGGCAGCGCTCGGTATAGATGCAGATATGATGAGTATGTTGAATTATGAAAATCAATATATAATTCAAAAAGGATTTAATAATATAAATAATTTTTTCTTTAAAATATTATTAGAAAAACAATCCTACTCAATGGGAAATCAAGTTAGCCCTATTTCTGTAGCTTTTTATATAGTACCAATGATTAATGCTATGATTCGAGTAGGGTCTGAAGAAGAAAAAAATAGATTATTTCTTGCTTTTATTGACGGCCAACGACTCGTTCCTAGTCATAAACGCGGCGCCAAAGGAGAAATGGAACGCGTTGCGATTGAATCGGCGCGCGAATGTACAAATGCAAAATCGAGGCAAGATAAAACAAAAGAAAGAATTGTCGATAGTTTAGAACAAAAGATATTTAAACACGACTTACTTGAAAATCGTATTTTGTTTGTAAGACTAGACGATGATGATGACTTCCCGGCTGAATTAAATGGTTTAGTTGCAATGCAACTTAGTGCTAAATATAGTAAACCTACAATAGTCGCGCGACTCAACCCCGAAGGATATATACGAGGAAGCGCGCGAGGTGTAAATAAGAGTGAATTAGACTCTTTTAAGAACTATTTAAATCATACTGGTTTATTCGAATATACAGTTGGGCATGACAATGCTTTTGGTATTTCTATTTTAAATAAAAACCTTGATAATCTTCATAAAATCGCAAATGAAGAATTAAAAGATGTTGATTTTGGCGAAAGTGCTTATGATGTAAATTTTGTTCGTTCAGCTAAAGATGCAGACATTGAGAAGATAATTTATTCGCTCGACGAAATTAAGCATACTTGGGGACAAGGAAACGAAGAACCATTATTGTACATTGAGAATATCTTTATTACAAAAGACGATATTCAGGTAATTGGGAAGAATAAAGATACCTTAAAGTTTGAGAAAAACGGAGTTACTTATATAAAATTTCGCGCAAAAAATGAAATTGAGAGCTTAAATGAGTTTAATGATATAAAAATAAATTTAGTTGGAAAAGGAAATGTTAATGAATGGATGGGGCAATATAAGCCTCAAATAATTATTGAAGACATGGAGATAATGGATAGTACACTTGAATTTTAATTTGATTTTTTATTAAAATTTTGGTATACTATATATAGAAAGTAAGAAAGAGGTGAAGGAATGGAGAAGTTAAGATATAGCGGAAGTTTACATAATCACACGATGTTCTCAAACCTTCGTCTACGTGATTGCATTATCAAAGAAGATGAATTAATAAATTATGCAATAGAATTAGGACACAAAGTAGTGGCAATAACTGACCATGAAAGTGTTTCTAATTCTATTAAAGTACAAAAGATTTATAAAAAAATTAAGGAAAAGAACCCAGATTTTAAGATTATATTAGGAAATGAGATTTATCTCTGTAGAAATGGTTTAAATGCAGACAATTATAATAGTGAAACAGATAGATATTATCATTTTATACTTTTAGCGAAGGATGAAATTGGACACAAGCAGATAAGAGAAATCTCAACAAGGGCATGGCGTCGTAGTTATATGGCGCGCGGTATGCGTAGAGTTCCAACTTATTATCAAGATTTATTTGAAGTAATTGGCGCGAACCCAGGTCATGTAATTGGAT